ATCAGAAGACTTATTAAATATATTTGCAGGTAAGTTTAACACTACTACTCAATTGTTTGCTGCAAGTGCATCTAAACTATATATTTTTGATGGCTCTGATTTAAGCCTTGATGACGTATCTAAAAGCGTTGCTAGAACTATTACTAATGTCGCATTAACATCTAACGTAGCTACAATTACAACTGTTGGAGCACATGGATATAGCGTTGGTGATTCAGTTACAGTAGACGCAAGTAATAATACTTTTGATGGTACTTATGTTATTACTACAGTTCCTACATTATTAACATTCACATACGCTAAAGTAAATGCCAACATTCCTAGTGCTTCTGCAACAGGTACAGTAGTTACAGCAAGTTATAGTGGTGTTACCACATGGAACTTTGCTCAGTTTGGTAACTCAGTATTAGCTACAAACAATGTAGGTAAAATACAAAAGTGGACCATTGGCTCATCATCTTATTTTGGTGATGCTGGAGCTTATGCACCAATAGCTAAATACATTACAGTAGTGCGTGACTTTGTTGTAGTAGGTAATTTAGATTCAGGTTCAAATCCTAACAAAGTTCAATGGTCAGATATTAATGACGAGACAGACTGGGAAAGTGGAGCTGCTTCACAATCTGATTATCAAATAGTCAGCGATGGCGGTAATGTACAAGGCTTAACTGGTGGCGAGTTTGGGTTAGTATTCTTAGAACGAGCTATTGTTCGTATGACATATATTGGTTCACCATTGTTCTTTCAGTTTGACACCATTTCACGCAATTTAGGATGTATGGCAGGTGGTTCTATTGCTCAATATGGCAATGTATCATACTTCTTAGCCGATAACGGATTCTATGCTTGTGATGGTCGTTCTGTTACACCTATTGGTGCTAATAAAATAGATAGATGGTTCTTTGATAATGTTGATTTAAACAAAATTGACCTTATTAGCTCAGCTATTGACCCAGAACGTAAGATTGTAGTATGGAATTTCTACAACCAAGATAATGCAGAGTCATTACTTATCTATAATTGGCAAGTTCAAAAATGGACTATATGCGATACAACTACTACTAAAGTAGCTTCTATTGCAACATCAGGTATTACACTTGAAGGATTAGATGCCTTTGGTACTGTAGACAGTATTACAACATCATTTGACTCACGTATATGGGCAGGTGGTAAGTTCTTATTTGCAGGTATTAATGGAAGATATATCTATACATTCTCAGGCACAAATGCTACTCCTAGCTTAATTACATACGATATAGAGCAAGGATATAACTCAGTAGTCACACTAGCAAGACCTGCAATAGACAATGGCTCTGCCTCTGTAGCTGTAGCATCACGCAAAGAATTAGATGATACAATTACATTTAGCACTCCTGTAGCTATGTCACCTGAAGGAAGAGTTCCATTACGTTCAGCAGGTAGATACCATAGATTTAAAATTATACCTACAGGATTGTGGACAACAGCCATTAGTACAGATATTGATGTAGAGCAACAAGGAAATAGATAATGTCTAGGGACATGTACCGTAAGCTAAATCCTAGTGGTTCAGAGCCTCGTGAAATATCAGAAGTAGTAAACAACCTTGTAGAAGGTAAGTCTAACAATACAGGTGAAGTTACATTAAATACAAGTTGGGCTACAACTACAACAATTAATAATGAACGTATAGGTTTTAATTCATATATAGGTTTAATGCCTATATCAGATGCAGCAGAAGCAGATACAGCACCTTATGGTTCATTTAGTAATAATACAGACCAAACAGCACCAACTGTAGGTTCAACTGCTGTAGTAGTGTATGATACAACAGAAGAGTCTAACGGTGTTTATTTATCTGATAGCAGTCGTTTAAACGTAAGAAATGCTGGAATTTATAATGTTCAGTTTTCTTTGCAATTAGTTAATAAAGATAATGCACCACAATATGCAGATATATGGTTTCGTGTAAATGGCACAGACGTTCCAAGAAGTGCTAGTAGGTTTGATATTCCAGCTAGAAAAAGTGCTACCGACTGGGGTCATATTGTTGGCACAGTAAATATCTTTTTAGATATGAACGCTAATGACTATGTAGAAATTGCAGGAACAACATCAAGTACATTAATTGGGCTTGAGCATTATGCAGCAGATGGTACTATTCCTAGACCTGCTATACCAGCAGCTATTGTAACAGTAAACTATATTGCACCATTATCTATGGACAACGTATATATTAGTGCACAACAAAATGGACAAGCTACTCTTACTCACTTTGCAAATGACACATCCAATAAGACATATCGTTATATAATAGTAGGATAATGCAGTTTAAATATGTTAATCCAAACGAATTAAAACAAGTTTGGAATCAAATAAAGCCAAGTTTAGAAGACATGGCAAAGCGTTCTACATGGATTGTAGAAGATGCTTATTGTGACTTAAAAGAAGGTAGAGCTAACCTCTATTTAACGATAGAAGATAAGTACTTTACCGGATATATCATTACCCAAACACTAGGCGATAAACTACATATTTGGGCAGCTTATAACAATAAAAATGACGTATTAGTAGACGGTTTAGAAGCAGTTAAAGAACTAGCAAAAGAACAAGGTTTATCTGAAATTACCTTTATTTCACCTAGAAAAGGATGGGACAAAGTAGCTCCCAAAATAGGCTTTAAACCTTCACAATGGGTCTATAAGCTATGAACATATCATTAGTGCCATTAGACCATTACCCATTATGTTTTAACGCTATAAGCGAGTATTTAGACGGTGCTGCTAAATATACACATGGCAGATATACCTTAGAAGATATTAAAGAAAGATTATTAAAAGGTGACCAGCAACTATGGATAGCCTTTGAAGACACAACTATTTACGGTTGTGTAGTTACAGAAGTTATTACTTATCCTCAAATGAAAACCCTAATGATGCACTTCACAGGTGGAAAAGAACTACCTAAATGGAAGCAAGCTATGTTAGACGTATTAAGACAATTTGCTAAAGAATCAGACTGCAAAACAATAGAGTCTTATGGTCGTAAAGGATGGGGTAAAGTATTTGAGAATGACGGTTACAAAATTAAGTTTATATTTTATGAATTACCTTTGGAGGCAGTATGATTGGTTTACACAATTGGTTAAATAATTTAGTTGAGGGTTTTACCTTCTACGGCGGTGGTGGTGGTAAAGGCGGTGGCGGTGGTGGTGGACAAACACAAACTACATCTATTCCTGCATGGATGAAGCCTTATGTTACTTATGGTTTAAATGAAGCCCAAACGCTTTATCAAACTCAAAACCCACAGTATTATCCAGGTCAAACGTATGTAGACCCATCTGCTCAAACACAAGCTGCACTCCAAGCAACGCAAAATAGAGCATTAATGGGTAATCCACTATTACCTGCTGCACAACAACAACAACAAAATGTTATTGGCGGTCAATATCTACAAAACAATCCATACTTTAACCAAGCCTTACAAGGTGCTGCACAAGCATCTACACAACAATACTATGATGCAATTAATCAAGCTACATCAGGTGCTGCTGGAGCTGGTCGTTATGGTTCTAACGCAATGCAAGAACAACAACAACGTGCTGCTGGTCAATTAGCAAATGCTCTCACAAATCAAGCAGGTCAATTAGCTTATAGTAACTATGGTGCTGAACGTGCTAGACAAGAAGCTGCTGCTGCACAAGCACCTGGATTAGCTCAAGCTGATTACTTTGATATTAACCAACTATTACAAGCTGGTCAAATGGGTGAAGGTTATCAACAAAATGCACTTGAAGGTGATGTTGCTAGATTTAACTTCCAACAAAATGCACCGTATCAAAAACTTGCTTCATACCTTGGCGCAGTATATGGCGTTCCTGGTGCTGGCGGTCAAACAACAACTACACAAGGTGGTGAGAGTGGTGGTAAGATTGTGTGCAGCATGATGAACGAGTTTTATGGTACTTCACCATTCCGTAATCGTGTATGGTTATTACAATCTGAAAGAATGCCTAATGCAAAAACTATTGAAAAAGGATATCACACAATATTCTTACCATTAGTAGCATTTGCTAAAAAAGATGGTTTCTTAAACAAAGTAGTTCGTAAATCACTTGAACATATTGCTAGACACCGTACAGCAGATGTATATAGAGAAATGCGTAATGGTAAACGTGATATTTTAGGTCGTATTTATCGTAATATATTTGAACCTATATGCTATCTAACAGGTAAAATGAAAGGTGCAAAATGAATGACCCAATTACAATAGGCGCAGGATTAGGCGCAGGTCTTAGTGTGTTATCTGGTAAAAGCCCTCTTACAGGTGCTTTACTAGGTGGTGCAGGTGGTGGCTTATTTGGTGGATTACAACCAGGTGGCTTTTTATCTAATTTAACTTCTGGAGCTGCTCCTGCTGTTGGTGCTACAGGTAGTGTCATGGGTGAGATTGGCGGTGCTAATTTAGCTACAGGTGCATTAGGTTCAGGTGCAACTATGTCTAGCGGTCTTGGTATTCCATTATCAGGATTAGATAAGACTTTAGGTGCAGTAAAAGGATTTACAGCTCCAATGGAAAACTTTGCAGCACAAAATCCATTCTTAGCTAGAACAGGTGGAAATGTGCTTATGAATAGTTTAGAAGGCGCACCACCACCAAGAACATTACAAGCACCATCTCCAATCCCAACGCAATACAATACGTCAGCACAGCTAGACCCAAGTCTAGCATCAATGGTTCAGCGTAAAAAATACCCTTACATGATAGGATAACAAAATGGCATTTTTTGATAATTTTACAAACCCAATGGATAATCAAACAAATAATTTAGCAGCACCAGTTAATCCTAGTAGCGGTGGATTCTTTGATGGCATGAATATCTTTGGAGCAAGACAACCAGAAATTCTTTCAGGTATTCTTACCTCAGACCAGCAAGACAAATTAAGAAAACAATCGTTGTTACAAGGTCTTTTAGGAGCTGGCGCAACTTATTTAGCAACTCCTAAAAACTTAGGTGCTGGCTCTGCATTACCATACATTGGTAAAGCATTTTTAGGTGGTATGCAATCATCACAAGGTGTTTATAATACAGCACTTGAAAATGAAATGAATAAACTTAAAATAGCTAAAGAACAAAGAGATGCTGTATTAGATGTTCAAAAAGCATTACCTACTGATGTTCGTGAATATGAATATGATGTTAAACAAGGCTATAAAGGAAACTTTAATGAATACGCTAAAGAAATGGCAAATCTTAGAGCTCCTAAAACTAATATTAATTTAAACCCTAATAA